GGAGTAGACTTTATCCCTGGGTCTAGTTCTATCACTCCAAGAAGAGCAAATGTCACTTTTTCATAACATAAGAGAGCTATTTGGCTTAAATAAGCAGATAACTAGAGGTTTTTATGAGGGAGGAAGCCGTGCGAATAGTCGTGATTTTTATAATGCAAATGCTCCTTTTGAAAGTACCGCCTCAACAGATAGATCTACACTCACATCTCGTGCTAGGTGGTTACATGAAAATAATGGGATTATGGCAAACATAGACTCAGCCATAGTTGATAATTCACTAGGTGCTGAGGGCATGAAGCTAAAAGTTAAATCTAGTAATAAAAAACTAAATAAAATCATAGAAAAAAAATGGGAAGAGTGGTGCAAAAAAGAGTTTTGTGATATTACTGGACGTGTAAGTTTCGGGAGTATGCAAAGAATGGTTTTATCGCAACGTATGATGGATGGTGAAATCTTTGCAATAAAAAAATATACCAATGATAGAAAACACCCTTTTACTCTGCAGTTATTAGAGACAGACAGAATGAGTGCAAGTATGAATTCATTACATAGTATCACGGATGCCAATTTTGTAGATGGTATTAGCGTTGATAAAAATGGAAAACCTACACTGTACCATTTTTCCACAATTAGTGGGAAAACTATAGATGTAAAAGCCGAGCACATGATTCACTATTATAAAAGTACTAATCGGATTACTCAGTATAGAGGGATTACTGAGTACAGGCAGGCAATTATAGACTTGCGTAATTTTGCTGGCTACCAGACTGCGGTTATAAAGTCTGCTAGGGCTAGATCAAATGTTGCGTATGCTGTAGAAACTCCTGATGCTGGCGGACATCAAAAAGGGCATAGTTTTGGTCACGAAACCAAAGCTAAAGATCCCCTTTATGACATTAACGGTGTAGTAGTTGAGTATCTAAATCCTGGTGAAAAAATACACACACTTGATCCGTCTGCTGTGGGGATGGATTACCCCGATTTTGTTACTGCATCTGTAAGATTAATAGCAGTAGCTAGACAAATAAGTTATGAATTAGCGTTTAGAGACTATTCCCAAGTGAATTTTGCTTCTGCAAGAGCGTCTATCATCCAAGATAACAAACGATTTGATGCTGAACAGATACATATGGTTACTTACTTTTTAAAACCTGTCTTTAGTGAATGGCTTGAAGCAAATATATTGGCAGGGAATATTCCTGGGTTAAGTGCTGCTCGATATTATCAAGATGAAGATGAGTTTAAAAGTTATTGGATACCTCCTAAAAGGGATTGGGTTGATCCACTTAAGGATATTAGGGCTTTTGAAAAAGACTTAGAGCTTAATGCGGCGACCCTTACTGAGTATTTGGGATCAAAGGGGAAAGACATTGATGATGTACTCGAAGAGAGAAAAGAAGAAATACAAAAACTTAGAGATGCAGGAATCTTACAAGAAGAAGAAGGAAAGAAAAATGAAGCAGAAGAAAATACTAGATTTAGGACGCCTTTTGGCAGGTCCAATCGCTCGTAAAAAGATGGATGAGGGGAAACTAAAAGCAGACATTATTATGCGTAGGGCACATATAGATATGTCTGCAATTAATAAAGAAGAAAGACGCGTGGCTATTACCATTTCTACGGAACAGCCTGTAAGACGCTTTGATTACTGGAGTGATCAGCACTATGATGAAGTGCTTTTACATTCAGCAGAAAACATAGATTTAAGTCGTGCTAACACAGCCAAACTCAGATATATGCATGGAGAGGGGAGATATGGAGAGTTGCCTATAGGGTTTCTTGAAAATGTACGCATAGAAAATAAACAGCTCAAAGCAGATGCTGTTTTTTCTAAGGCAAATCCTGATGCAGACATGTTATGGAGAATGGTAGAAGAAGGCACGCTTACCGAAATTTCTGTAGGTGGTAGTAAAAAAAAGGTCAGGGTCACGGAAAGAGAAGGCGATGTTTCTTTAGTAGAGGTGACACTTTGGGAATTTGAAGAAGCATCTTTAGTTGATATTGGTGCGGACAAAAACGCAGGTATAGGAAGAAAAAAACAAAATGAAGAAGGAGAGTTTATGAAAAAATTAGAAGAACTAAAACGTCAGCTTGCTGCACTCAAAAAAGGTGATGACAAAGAAGCCATCAAGAGGAAACAATCTGAAATAGATGTGGAGATGAAATCCCTTGCAGATGAAAATAAAGAGCTTAAAAGAAAAGCAGCTATCGCTACGCTTGTGGCATCTCACCCTGGCATGTTGTCAGATGAAGAGGTAAAAAGACACATGGACGATAAAAAACTTACAACGGAAGATTTAGCAAGAGCAATGCTTGACGTTAAAAAAGAAAACCAAGCACAAGTAGGATTTAAGCAGTCAGGGGGAGAATATGAAGTGAAGCGTGCTGTTGCAGATGCACTTGTTATGAGAGCAGGGTTCACAGTTAAAGAGCCTCATGCAGATGTAGCACGTTATGCAGGTGCGTCACTTCAAGACATCGTTCGTGCCGTAACGGGATATGATGGTTATGACAGAGATGAGATGGTTAAACGTGCGATGAGTACAGATGATTTTCCGGTACTTCTTGGAAATGTTGCGAACCGTACACTTGTTTCTGCCTATGAAGAGGCAAACCCTACTTTCCAACTTTGGACAGCTGTAAAGGAGACACCTGACTTCAAAGAGATGACAGAAGTCTCTTTCGTGCAGGCTGGCGGACGTATGAGAAAAGTACGCGAAGGTGGAGAAAAGAAAAACCTTGAGTTTGGTGAAGTTGCAGAGAAATGGCGTATAGAATCATATGGTGAAGAAATTAGACTCACAAGAGAGATGATTATCAACGATGATTTAGGTGCATTTACTGACGCAATTAAAGCATTTGGTGTGATGGCTGCAAGAACTGCAAATGGCATCGTTTATGACTTACTGCAAGGCAAAGGCGACTTTTCTAACTACAAGATGGCAGATGGTAAAGCTATATTTGTGGCAGGTCACAATAACCTTGACGCGACAGGCGCAGTTCTTTCTACTGGAGCTATTACTTCTGGTAGAACAAAAATGAGAAGACAAAAAGGAGAAGGCGGACAAGCGTTGAACATCGTGCCTTCAAATATTTTAGTATCTCCAGAGAATGAAACACTGGCAAAACAACTGGTGAGTTCTGAGGCAGACCCTAGCTCAAGTAATGCAGGAGTAATGAACCCACATAAAAATGCTTTTCAGGTTATTGTAGATGCCGAGCTTGATGCCTTACCATGGTACATGACTGCTTCGATGCGAACTGTAAAAGTAGGGTACTTAGCTGGAACAAATCGTCAACCTATAGTAAGAGAAAAAGACAGAACACTGTCAGGCGTTACATTTGAATGTGTATTTGACTTTGGTGTAGTAGTTGAAGACTTTAGAGGTCTTTATAAAAATGCAGGTGCATAAGGAGTAAGAAATGGCAAAACAAGCAGTATTTACACAAGATGGTAAAACATTAGATATGACACTTACGGCGGATGTAAGTGTTGGGGATGTAGTAGTCGAAGGTGACTTTGTTGGGATAGCAAATAATGCAGGGCTTACGGGTGAAGTGGTGGCAGTGCATGTTGATGGGGTTTGGAAAATGAACGCTAGAACAGCAGATGCTATCGCTGTAGGGAGTGCATTGTACTGGGATGATGTCAATGATGAGTTGACTATCGTAACAACTGGAAACAAAAAGGCAGGTCTTGCTGTTTCAAGTAAAGCAGCGGCAACGGCTGGCACTGTCTTAGTAAAAATAGGGGCGTAAGTGTTTAATGTAAGAAAAGATTTGGAAAGCATTTACATGGATTTGGGGTATGCATGTACCCTTCCAAATGCAAGCGAAGTCTATCTTATACAAGACAACACTTTTGAAGAAGAGGATTCTTCTATTCTCACTACAAGGGCATTATCTGGACACGGGATAAAACGTGCTGATGCTGTTACATTTCGTGGCTTTTCTTACCAAGTGGTAAAAGTAAGCCCCTACAACGAGGTGGAAGATGAAGATATAGTCCACCTAAAAAGGATGAGTTAATGCCACGTATCACGCATGCAGAAGCGATAGGTGCTATAAGTTCTGCTATTCAAACAGCAGAGCCTTTGGCTGCGCCGCATGAAATCAGAATGATTGAGCGTACGTGTGATGGTCTTGCTGAAGAAGTTAAGTTCATGGCACGCATTGATGATGATAGCTTAGTTCATAGTGATGCTCTTATAGAGGGACTAAAAGAACTTAGTCTGCAGGCTGATAACGGCATTGTTTATGATGGTGATAAGTTGAGTTGGGGTAAATACGATCAGGATTTTGTCTTGCTCTTTTTTACTGTAGATATGATGAAAAAATGCGGAGGGTATTGATGAAAAAAGAAGTAACAATAATGGTGTACAACATTAAGTCAGGACAAGGTATAGAAATACCGAAATCTCATAAAGATAATTATGTTGGCAAAGGGTACACAAGTACAAAACCAAAAGAAAACAAGGAGTCTTAGATGGCTGGCACAAGATTTACACAAGATTTACTGGGGATTAAGTTTATAAAAGAAGTGACTCCAGGGGTATTTTTATCTCCTACGACAGCGTTGTATTTGGAGAGAGGGGCAAACCTTCCAAAGGTGGAATTTCAAAAAATAACAATAGATCCACTGGCTTCAACCAGTGGACAAAAACACGATATCGTGAGTCCAGGAAAAGGGATGATAGACTACAGCATCACACAAAAAATGAGTGATGCAAAAGCAGACTATCTTCCTCTACTAGAAGCTTGTAATTTTGAAGGCACTGCAGTTACAACTCCTGCGGGGGTTAGTTATGAGATGAAAAGTTCTAAGCCAGATACATTATCTATGGAATGGATGGACCCTCGAACGACTATAAGAGGTCGTGGTGGGAAAGGTGCATTTTCTTTAAAAGCAGAAGTAAACCAACCAGTCGAGTTTTCATTTAACTATAAATTCACGTATGAGAGTGAAATTAGGTTGGCAGCTGTAGATGTAGATAATGTTTTAACTGCTGCTGCGATACCAGGCTTCTTGTATCTTATCGAAGATTGTGCTGGGTATAGCATTAATGGAATAAATGGTCATTTTGAGAGTTTCGAATTTGATTGGGGTACTTCCGTTGTGAATGCTGATACAACTTGTCCTTCTTCTTCTTATGTAGAAGAATATGCACCTACGCTTACTATAGTGCAGTCTTTGACAGAAGAAAATGAGGCTTCTTTTGAAGAGCTTAAGCTTAACACCACGAAAAATATCATTATCAGTCTTTATAATGCGAGTGAAGTTAAAAGAGGTGAAATCCGCATACCGAAAGCTCTTCCACACGATTTAGATAAAAATGTAGAGTCTGGACGGCTGAAAGTGACTAAAAGCTTTTCTTGCTTGCCTACAAATGGCGATGACAATATACAAATCGTGATATTTGACTAAGTAGTCTGAGGGGTTTTGGTGTATCCGCACCGTTTTCCCCTCTGAAGACACTTGCTTACAAGTGTCTAAAAAACGGCATGAATGGATAAAAAACTAAAAAATAAGGATAAAGAATGAAATTAAAAGCAAGCAGACCTAGTGTGGAGTTTGACTGGGATTTTTTGGATGGAAGTAAAACAACTTTTACTTTTAAAGGTTTAAATACAAAACAGGTAGAGAAAATAGGATCTATTTCAGGGGGTA